CGCTTGGCTTGAGAACGCTCAACCGATTGGATACGGCAACGTCAAAACCGTGCCGGCGCAAACTACCGTCCAGGTGTCCAGCGCAAACTTAGTCTGGAGCGGTACTGTCGAGTCTTTGTACGACGCCAATGTGAATAACAAAGAGTACATCTTTGCGTTTTTCACCAATGGCGGCGCAGAGGCTTACAACGCAACCGACGGTACTAAGGTCACGGTTGCCAACTCGGGCAAGTTTTCTGCGGCTGGCGTGCGTATTGCGCAGTGGAAGAATGAGCGCATCCTCATTATTGATCCGGCCAAAGGGTTGTACAACTGGGATGGCACAAACGTAGTTAGCATTGGGTCGGTGTCGGACTATGGCATGACCAATGTGGGGTCGGGTTATACCTCAACGCCTTCGGTGTCTTTTAGTGCGCCCAACGAAACGGGCGGGGTACAGGCAACCGGGTCTGCGGTGGTGCTGGCTAATACGGTTGTCGGCATTAACATTACCGAAACGGGTTCGGGTTACACCTCTCCGCCGACTATCACGATCAGCGGCGGTGGTGGCGCTAACGCTGCGGCCATTGCGTCCAGCCTGACTTTTGCGACGGGTACCGTGAGTTGCATCGTGAAAAGCGGTGGCACTGGGTACACCAGTTCGTTCGCGGTGACGTTCTCGGGTGGCGGCGGGGCCAACGCGGCGGGCACGGCGATTGTGTCGGGCGGTTCCGTGACTAAGGTCATCATGACCAATAACGGGTCGGGCTACACCTCGGCGCCCACGGCCAACGTGTCGGCTGGCGCGGGTTCTGGGGCTATTGTTGAGGCGGTGGTTACGACTAACGCCAACACAGACGTTGCGACCTTTAGCGGGCGCACTTGGGTTTCTCAGGGCCGCACGGTCTTTTACTCGGCGGCGGACAGTTACACCGACTTTGCCTCGGTGAGCGCCGGCAATATCCTGATTACTGACTCGACGTTGCACACGAACATTGTGGCGCTGCTATCGGCCAACAACTTTCTGTACGTGTTTGGCGCCGACAGCATCAACGTGTTCTCGGATGTGCGCGTTGGGCAGGACGGGGTGACGGTCTTTACCAATACCAACGTGTCGGCGTCGGTAGGTACGAGTTTCAAGAAAGGCTTGTACGCGTACTTTCGATCCGTAGTATTCATGAACGAGTACGGGATTTATGCCCTAGTCGGCTCCACAACGAGTAAGTTGTCGGACGCCCTAGACGGCATTTTCCCGCTTATTGACTTTACGCAGCCAGTTTCGGGCGGTCAGGTGCTTATCAACAACATTCTGTGCGCGTGTTGGTCATTTACATATAATGATCCGGTGCAGGGTGCCCGTCCTGTGCAGGCGGTGTTTTTTAACAAACGTTGGTTTATGACCAGCCAAGGCACGTTGACCAACATTACTGGCGCCCAGGTGGGCGGTGTGACCACCATTTACGGCACGGGTGGCACGAACCTTATCAAGTTATACGCCACTACGGCGGCGGGCGTTGCGGTGACCTTCAAAAGCGCGTTGTGGCCTTTGGGTGATCCGATCAGGGACAAGCAAGCGTTGAAGTTTGGGGTTGAGGCGACGGTAAACACGCCTTCTAGCCTTTCGTTGACGGTTGATAGCGAATATCAATCGAGTCCGCCTTACACGTTGATTAACAATACAATTTGGTACAACAATTCAGGGTACGTTATCCCATGGACCAATAATTCTGCCGCAACAATTGGTTGGATTATTGGGGGGTATCAGTTGTATAAGTCAGATGCTCAACAGTATGGAAAATACCTAGGTTTCACAATTACCAGCACGGATGTGAACATGGTTTTGCACACGTTGGAGTTGGAACACGAAATGAGAGCGAGGTTCTAAGATGCCTGTACCCAATACGTTTGCGAACGCAACCACAGCCATTCCGCTATCGCAGTTGGACAACAACTTTGCGACAGCCATCACGATTGGCAATACGGCGGTTCAGCTAGGGAACACGGTCACCACGCTGAACAACATTACGCTTGCTAACGTCACCATTAGCAGTGTGTCCACGCCGGTCACGGTAGCGCAAGGCGGTACTGGCTCAACAACACTTACTGCCGAAAATGTTGTGCTCGGCAATGGAACGAACGCGGTCAAGTTTGTTGCTCCTGGTTCGTCAGGAAATGTCCTTACGAGCAACGGAACCACTTGGGTAAGTCAAGCTGCGGGGGCTGGTGGTAGTACTGCGAACATCCAAACATTTACTTCTTCCGGCACTTGGACAAAACCGGCCAATGCAACCACAGTAATTGTGGAATGTTGGGGCGCTGGCGGTGGTGGCGCCAGTGGCATGACGGGGGCTAACAGCAGCAGTAGGTATGGTGGTGGTGGTGGTGGTGGCGGGGCATTTACAACACGAATGTTTGCCGCATCATCACTAGGCGCTACTGAAACGGTCACTATTGGGGCGGGAGGCACTGGCGGCGCTGCTGCAACTGGCAATAGTAGTGTGGGTAATAATGGCACCGATGGAGGCAATTCTTCATTTGGGTCTTGGTTGAGTGCGTTCGGGGGGGGGTTTGGAAATAATAACACCGAATTAAATAGGGGCGGTTCTGGTGGCGGTGTTTTAACTGCGGCAAGCGGCGCTAATAGAGATGGTGGCCAACCACAGGTTGGGACTGCTACTGCCGGCCAAGCGTTTGGCGGGCCAAGTTCTCCGGCGACTGGTAATGAAGGCGTACCTAGTGGGTACGGCGGGGCTTCTGGTGGTTCTAGTTCCACGGTTTTTGGTGTCCCCGGGGGTTGTTCTTTCCAAGGCGGTCCTGGCGGCGGCGCTGGTGGGGCAATAGATTCTTCTGGCAATAGACGCGCTGGTGGGGCTGGTGGCTCTAATACTGGGGCCACAGGTGGTGGTGGCGCTGGTGGCGCTGCGTCAGCAACGGCGACGGGGAACGGAACAAATGGAACCGCTGGAACAGGTCGCCAGGGTGGCGGTGGCGGTGGTGCTGGTGCTTCTAGTGTAACATCTGGCGCTGTAGGCGGCAATGGCGCCGCTGGTGGGCAACCTGCTGGTGGGGGAGGCGGCGGTGGCGCCGTTTCTAACTCCGGCACATCAGGTGCCGGCGGTGCCGGCGGTGCCGGTCGAGTTATTGTTTATACTTGGTGAGGTGTGACATGACACAGAAATACGCAATCATCGAGAATGGCAAAGTCATCAACGTGGCTGTGTCAGAAAATGCTCTGGAACCAAATTGGATTCAAAGCGACGTTGCAAAACTCGGCGATGATTACGTTGACGGGCAATTTTTAACGCCGGCTCCTGATACTGAAGCAAGGGCAGCGGCGGTGCGCGCAACGCGAAATGTTTTGTTGGCGCAGACTGATTGGACGCAACTTGCAGACGCGCCGGTAGATGATCTTGCTTGGGCAACCTACCGACAAGCCTTGCGTGACATTCCGACGCAATCTGGCTTTCCGCTGAATGTCGTGTGGCCTGCGGCCCCTGGCGGTGCCTGATGCAGACAGATACGCCAGAGCACGCCAAAGCTGTTGTTGACGCCATAAGTATCGCTACCGTGGTTGGTACTCTAGCGCAGATTTTGCCTGCAATGGCTGCATTATTCAGTATAGTGTGGTCTCTTATCCGTATCTGGGAAACACAGACGGTCAAGCGTTTGGTGCGAAAGTGGCGGTCTAAGTCGGCCAAGAAAGGAAACTGAGATGGGCATTAACGCCTTCACGAAGATGGGCAATACGGTGACCTTCACCGCCAATACAACTGCGCCCACTCCGGTGCAGGCGGCGTCCACCAGCCTTGGCGGTAACCAATACCGCATTATCAACAACGGCACGGTCACGGTGTTCCTGGGATACGGATCAACGGCGGCGGAGGCGAGCAACAATGCGGTGGTCGTTACCTCCTCGCAGGCTGCATTTCCCCTACTTCCTGGCACCGACGAAATCCTTACCTTTGTGCCCAACGCCTACTTCACTGGCATTACGGGCGCGAACACGGCGGTTGTTTACATCACCCCAGGCGACGGACTGTGAACCATGCTGAAGGTCGCAAATAC